TGTATATCACCGAGCTTCTGAGTTTTGCTCTAATTCCTTCCATTTGGTTTGGAAAGTTTGCACTTGTTTGTGCTATGACCCTATGGGCCATTTTCTTGAGTTTGTTAGTGGTTGGATGGCCACTTTTATTGGTAAGTATCCTCCCAGTCCTGGACTGGTTTTTGTTGATTCCCTTAATGGGTTTCCATTTACATTTGCTGCTGTTTTCTGCAGTGGTGATGTTGATGTTCACCTTTAGGGTTTGGTTAAGGCGTGAAGTTGCTCTCATCAAAGAAATTGGTGAAGAACAAGCTTTATGGACTGAACGTGAATTCAGTTTTGGTAGAATAGTAGGAACCAGGTATTTTGTTACCACACTGCTGTTGTCCAATTCTAGAGATTCAGGCAACCCCCTGTTGACCATGGTCAAAGACAAAAACATAGTGGAAGATCACCAATTGAATTTGTATGTTGTGTCTTCAGTACTCTGGTCAAGATTTGTGTTATCTGTTGACAAAGCAGTTCAATACAGCCCATTAGTGTGGCATTTGGCCATTTTGTGGGTTTTGTTGAGACTGGTCAACCAGGTCAAAGTTGGGATCTTGAACTTGTTTGTGCTGTGGAGGTTTTACATTGCTAGCGTTTGGCTAGTTTTGGTTTCCTCCCCAACACAATTTTGGTTTCTGTCCGGTTTGCTTTACAAACTACTTGACTTTGTTGCTCAACTTTTCAACCCTTTATTGTGGTTGTACATTAAATGGACTGCCACTTACTGGATGACCTGGTTTGCCAATGTATTGGTCGAAGGTGAATTTGTGAGTCGCAAATGGGCCAGAAGGGAGGGGTTTGCACCCGCCCGTGGCACAGGAAATGTGATTGGTGCTTTTTCTGGTTTCATGGCTCGTTTGTCCATTGTCATTTCAGACATTGGTTTGCCCTCCTACCTTCGTGGCAGTGTGGGCAGTTACAACAAAGGCACTATGGAAGACACCCTCGAAATGATGAAAGACCTTGGTTGGCCTATCAATGTTGAACTGCAAAACCCTTCCCACTTTGCGGAAAGAAGTGATTACTTTTCATGGGTGGTCACTGGGACCAATTGGCAACAAGGTATCCATTCTAGGAAAATGCAGGTTGACCACCTGCTAGACCCACTGCGTGTCAAGGCAGTGGAGTTCCGAAGGTCGGAGGAGTATGTGACTGAAGGGAATGAACTTGAGTCATTATCTCGATATTTTAAATCTCCTTCCTTTGATTTCCCTGACCTTGAGTTAGATGATGCATGGTTCCTATTGGGTGACATATTTCGTCACTCCAGGCTCACACCCTTTAATTACATTATCAGGATGTGGGAAAAGAAACATGCTTTGGGAAGCTTCATGCGAGACCCAACACGACCTTGGAAGAAGCATTCAAGGAAAGATTTCATCAATTCAATAGGCTTCAAGGCCTTTAAGGAATTGTGGAGGTCCACCTTTGAAAAGGCTCCACTTATGACCCCTGTGGCTCATGTTTCAGTGAAAGGTGAAGCTTTGCCACCTAGGAAGTGGATGTTTGACAAGGTGCGCACTGTTATTGGTGTGCCTATTGGCAATTATATCATGTCAACCATATGGAACTATCAGCCCAATCACAATTTTAAATGGCGTGAGACCCCTATTAAGGTCGGAATGCCTTTAAATGGATATTGGATGAATAGGACATATGAGGCACACAATAGATGTCAACACCATTTTGCAGGAGACATGAAAGAGTTTGATTCCACTTTGACAGGTGGTGTCCTGGACATGATCAAAGCCATTCGAAAGAAAGGGTTTGAAGATCACAAAGATCGGGACAGAATAGCTGCGTTAATTGATGTGAACTATGACCAGGTGTCTAAGCAATTACTGAACACCACATCCACTGGAGATGTGTATAATGATGGAACTGGCTTGACTACTGGCCACACTTCCACGTCCATGGACAATTCCATTGCTACTGTGGTTTTGTATTTAATGGCCTGGAAGCAGCTCACTGGGCTTTCTGCCAAAGAGTTCAAGCATTACAATGAGCTGTCCTGTTATGGAGATGATCATGTGCTGTCATATTTGGCCACCAAGCCTGCTTCTTGGACTTTTGGCAACATTCAACATGTCATGGCTGGGTTCAACGTGAC